AAACCCATACTCAATTAATAGAGAATATCCGGGCTCCATAAAATATTGTTGTACCAATTCCATTTGACCTAATGTATAGCAAGTAATTGATAATTCGCAATGTCTTGAAATTTGGTCTTTTCCTTCTTTTACAGTTAATGAAGTTACGATTGGACTTGGTCTACCACTCCAACCATCTTCTGCTCTAACAATACCACCAGACCAATTAACACCAATTGCACCAGACCCATTACCATAACCATATGTATTTAGCGTATTGATAGAATTGTCACCAATTGCTTGAAATAAATTAGCATCTGGGTTTGATGTCATTATACATCCATCATCCGCACCAGATATAATTCTAACCCAAACATTTCTTTTTGAAAATTCCATTTCAGCAGAATATCCTTTTTGCGCAATACTGTCTGTATCAAAAACTCCAGTTTGAATTTTATATGCAATTTTATCATCTATATTTGTAAAGTGAGGCCACATATATTATAACTTATTTTTATCTATTATTGAAATTATTTACTATTTCTAAATATTGTACAGGTATTCTCAATACAGTGCCATCATCAACTCCCATAGAACCATCATGTATATTATTAGCAGATGCAATTATCCACCATAAAGAAGGGTCACCATAAAATTGATTTGCTAAACTATCAAATCTATCTCCAGTTTCACTTGCAACATATGTATCCGTATTTCTTAATGGTATGTTTGGGTATCTACTTGTCATATATACTTTTCTACCAGTAATTGTATTTTTTATTTTTGCGTTACCGTATCTACTTTCCATTTTTAATACTTTTTAATTATGCGCCGGCATGTGGTTCAAAATCACTAAATGCATCCGTTGGTGCACCATCTTTATAATAAAGTTGCTTAGTCCCCTTAAGACTATATAAGACCACTGTTTTACCATCCTTTAATTTCTTAAACACACTTGATTTTTTTAACTTCTTAGCTATATCTGGGTTTGCTTTTGGATGCGGGTCTTGCAATTTAGCAGATGCTTCTGATGCACTTTCATCTTTATTACTTGCTTTCTTTTTTTCATTTTCTGGCTTTGGTGGTTTAACTGGATTTTCCATATATCCATATAATTTATCCCCAGCAACATTAACAATTTCACCAGCTTTAATAGTGACTGGTATATTGGTATATGTTGAATTTTTATTTTCTATTAATTTAATAGTAACCCCAACATCTATAATTTTTGGCAATCTATAATTTTTTGCAATATAAGAAGGGCTGTTTACGTCATCAAATCCAATATCCCAAGGAGTATTATCATCAATTGTATAAATTAAAGATTCTATAAATCCTTCTTTGTTTTTATACATATCACCTAATGTAAATTTAATAAATGGTGGAACAACTGCGTTTGCAGCTCCTTTATAATTTTGTGGATATACTAATGATGATAAAAATGATAATCTTGTCCAAGCAGAAACATGCTCATCGGCATTAAATGAAAATACTTTAAAGTTAAATTGTACACTTCTTTCAATACTACTGTATGTATAAGTTCCAAATGGATTACCTATAAATTTTGAATTATCCCAAGTTGGTGTAAATGTTTCTGTAAGTCCTGTTATAGTTGCCAAAAAATTACTTGCAACTCCATTTTCTATTGAATAAAATTTTAATGGAATTACATCTAAATTATCCAAAATATCAAGCTCACCTAGCTTTTTACTAAGATTAACAATATCATCCGGTTTATACGGTACTTCTTGATTTATTGCAGATTGAGCTCTCCAAGTTTTAAGTTTTCTTTTTGTTTCAAAAGTTAACCCACCATCATCTTTTAATTTTGAATATTTTGATGGTATATTTGATTCAAGTCTATCAATAGGACTTAATTGGTCTCCACCCCTTTGTGATTTTACTAAAAATTCAGTAGAAAATCCAAACGAACCTGATGCAATAGCTAAATCCATTTTTTGTGCTAATCCACCTTGGTCTCTTAACTCTTCTGCTGTTGGATTTATATGTCCTAATGGTTTTTTATTATCACTACCAGCTTTAGCATCTATGTTTGCATATTTTAAAGATGGGGTATATTGTATTTTTCCATTTAAATCAACATGATGTTTATCACTAGTACCACTCGTTTCTTTTCTTTTTGTTAATAATTTAGTTACTTTATCTGCTACGAATTTTTTTGTTTTTTCTTCAGCAATACTTAATGCTGCTGAAATAACTTTATCTTTAACTTGCTCACTTGTCCCCGTTGCACTTTGTACTAATTTAGAACCAACAGATTCTAAACTACCAAATGATTCAGCTGCTTTTTTAATTGCTTCTAAATTTTCTGGCGATTGAATCATTCCACCATTAGTTAATTTTGATGTAAGATTCTTTCCCAATCTCCCCAAACCTTCTGTTGGTGGGTTAAATATTGATACTACTTTAGATGGAATTAATACATCAGGTATAAGACTTGATAATCCAGTTGATATTTTAGAACCAATTTTAGTTACCAATCCAGTTGCACTAAATGTTGTTGGTAATCCAGCTGCTTGTTGTCCTAATGCAACTACACCAGCACCAACAACATCTCCACTTATACCAGCTGCTGTTTGAGAAAATATATTACCACCAACTCCCATTTGATTGAGGGTTCTCATTGAGGTAACCAATCCAGTTGTTTTATTAGAAATTCTAATTACTTCAGTACCATATAAAGGAAGTGATGCAGCTTGTCCATAAACTAATAGACCTGTTCTTTCTTCTTCATTAACTGTTTCTGAACCTAATTCGGAATTCTTTTTTCTTGCCGCATTTACAATAGATGCACCAATTTTATTAACAATAGGGTCTAATGACTCTACTGATGAATCTTTTGAATTCTTTATTTCGTTGTATTGCTTTGCAGTTTTATTATTATATTCTAAATACTGCTTGCTTTCAAATAATTCTAATAATGTTGGCATATTTAATTATTATGTAAATGCGTAATTGTTTCTAGTGCTTTGATTGGCATTTCCAGCAACATTAGATGTAACTCTTGCCCCATCCATATAAACTCCTATTTTACCACCAGCCATATCACCTCTTAATCCTCTCAATTCATTTACAAAAGTTGCAATCATATTTGGAGAAGTTCCTCCATTATTATTAGCTGAAAGTGGTGTAGTTCCATTTGAATTATTATTCATTGCTTTGGATGCTCCCGGTGCTGCTACCAAATCATCATTTTTGCTTAATTTAAATAAACCACCCTCTTTAGTATGAACCATAGTTTGTCCCTTAGCAGGAGAGTTAATATCACCAGCATGATGAGCTACACCTTTTGCTTTTTCACCACTAGCAAACATACCAGCTATAACCGCAGCTGCGCCCAATAATCCAATACCAAATGGAATTTGTGCTAATGTTGTAAAAATAGCACCAACCGCAGTTACCATTGCTGATATTGCCATTGGTAATAATACTAAAGATAATGCAATTGCATATCCTTTACCTTGCTTAAGCCCATCTATAAACATTTTAATACCAGCAATAGCCCATTCTATTGGTTTAAACGCCATTTCAATTACAGGAACTAATGCCTGTATTATTGGCATTAATGTTCCACCCAATTGTGCAGCTATATTTGCAAATTGATTAGACATTTCGGTAATTTGTCCATTTATTTTTTGCTGCTGATTAAATTCTTCTGTTTTCTTTTTTAAATCTTCTGCTTTAATATTACTAATATCAAGTCCGGCTTTCATTGCTTCTTCAGCTGCTTTTTTATCCTTTTCAGATAAATGAGATAATTTCTCACGCATTCCCAATTGCTTGTTTATTTGCTCAATACTCATACCAGATGCTTTGGCTAATTGTTGTTGAGTAAAATAATCTTGCTTACTAAAATCACCACTTCTTTGAATTTGATTTAATGTTTCTTCGGTAGCTTCGGCCATCTTACCTTCCATTGCCAATGCTCTAGCTCTATTTAAATTAAATTGCCCTCCAACAAATGTTGCTGCTGTTAGTTCTTCTTCGATACCTCCTTCAAAATCTAGAAGTTTTTCAGCTGTCTCTGCCATTTCTTTAAGACTACTACCCATTCTATGAGCCTGAATAGCTTGTTGTTTTAATAAAGTGATATCTCCTTTAAAAAACTTAGATGTAGTTTCTGCACTATCAGCCATATCATCTAAAACTTCTTTTGGAGATACGCCGGCTTGTTGTGCTAATGAAGCAACTTGCATTTGCATGTTTGCGGCAGTTTCACCAGTAACTCCTGCGGTTTGTTCAAATATAGCTTGTAATTGTGCTGCATTTTGAGTAGATGTTCCAGTTCTAGCAACCACAGAAGATAATGCTCCCAATGTTTCCGTTGAAAAATGTGCAACGTCTGAAAATGTGTTTCCTAAATCATTTGCTACATCAAAAATCATTTCCCCAGTAACGCCCATTTTTCTATAATCCATTTCTATTTCATGGACTTGATGAGCTAGATGTTCTGTTTGCTTAACAGTCATACCACCCTTTTCTCTATATTTTTCTGCAGCCGCATCTAATTCTACAAAAGCCTCAACTGCCATAGCAATTGCACCAAGAACTAATAATTCAGGTGCTGCTGCTTTTAAAATTGCTCCAAAACTTTTAACACCCTTAACCATATTTTGAATACTTTGTGGCATTTCTTCAAGCATTTCTGCCTGTTTTTCCTCCATCATATGTATTCTTTCTTGCTTCTTTTCAAATTGCTCGCTAAGCTCCAAACCAGCAAGCAGTCTTTTCTTTTCGTCTTTTCCTAATTTATCATTATTTTTTATATATTCCATTTGGATTTGGGTATCATTCATACCTTTTGCTCTCATTGCAGCTTCGGTTGTTTCTTTTGCACCCTCCTCCATTTTAGTATTTATATCATCATATATTTTTAATTTTTCTTTAGCTGCTAATTTTTCTTCTTTAGTACCATATTTTATTATAGCTTGTTGCTCTCTTATATCATAATTAATATTCTTAAAAACATCACCTTTTGTCTTTTCTGCTTCCAATTGTTTTTTAATCAATGGAGACATTTCTTTATATTCATGACTAAATGATTTAAAAGCTTTATCAGTATCTTCTAATACTTTTTGTCTTCTTTTTAAAGAATTTACATTTGCTCTTGCTTCTTTAGCATCATTTTTTGCAGTTGCAAGTTGTGCATTTTTAGTTTTTAATAGCTCTTTATCTATTTCCAATTCTTTTTGAGCACTTTTCCACTTATCAGGACGTAATTTTTTTATCCTCTCCTCTAGAGCAGCAATTTCCTTCATAAGAGACACTTGCTCTTTAGTAGCTGAATTTAGGCTTTGTTGTGCTTGCTGTATTTTATCCTCTATTTTTTCTGCCATTTATATTTTATTAGTATCCTCCTGTAATTTCCACACCTGCTCTTTTAAAAATTTCTAATCTATCTTTATCATTTCTAATACTATCAGCCGCTTGTTTGTTTAGACTAGCTATTTTTTTGTCTAATTCTTTTAATTTTGGGTCATTATCTATTAAATCTGCTATATTTTTTGGTTTATTTTTTGAACCAAATAATCCAAAAAAAGTTTTAACAAACCCTTCTGAAATTTTATATTTTTTTGCCATTTTATTGTTTTTTATGGTTACCTTACTATAAATATGATATAAACAAAAAAGTTAGGATTCCGAGTGGTTATCTCTTAATCCTAACTTTAGATTGTCTATGTGATTGCTTTACTTCATCGTTTTCTTGCTTTTTTGCATTTACTAACTTATTGTAGTAAAACATCCTAAGATATGTTGGCATTTTATATAATTCCATTACACTAAATGCGTTTCCGTATTGAACCATATCAAATATTTGAGTATGGAGCATTACACTATGATTAATTGGAAGGCCAAAAAAAGTTCACACCTAATGTAATAGGCGCCTCCTCCACCTCACCATCTTCATGGATATATTCAAACTTCATATTCATATCAGGAGATATAGTTTTAACATATTCTCTAAATGCTTTACTATCTCTTGCTAACATTCCATTTATATATTTAGTAATATGTCCTAAATCAGAATTACCATCTACTGAAGTAATCATATATCTTAAACGAGTTGTGATATCGGATGATACATCTTTATAAATCTTTTCTAATGCTTTAATATCTTTATCAATCAACTTCTCATCTCCATGTGTAAGTAATTTAAATGTTAATTTATTCTTACCCATAGGCGTTACAAAAGTTCCTTCGTTTTTGTTGTTAAATCCATCCAAATCAACATTCTTTGTTTCTATTTTTGATAAATCAATTTTAGCATCAATCATATCTCCTTTATGAGAAGAATAAAAACTAAATTCATAATCAGGACCATATCCTAATAGACGTGTTGCTAAAAGAATAGCGTTTTTATCACCAATTACAATATCATCTGCTTTAATATCATCTACCAATATAGATTCAAATAAAGAATCAATTGCCAATCCTTTTTTAATAAGATTAGTAGAAGAAAGAATATCTTCCTCTTTTGCTGTCATTAATTTAATTCTAATTTGTCCAGATGCTAATGGATGTTCTTTCGGATACACTCTACCCTCAGATGGAAGGTCTAATACTTCTGTTGGAAAATCATATACTTTTTCGTTCATAACTTTATTTTGTTTTAAGTTTGTATATATAAATACATAATTTTTAAAAAATTAGAAAGCACAAAAAAGGGGATTCTTTTGAAATCCCCTTATTTTTTATCGTTTTTAGATTAGAATTCTAAGATTGCGTAATCGTAAGATAATGTTAATTCAATTGATGCTGGGTCAGTAGCGTTTGAAAAATCCAATTCACCAAAGTTTGCTGATTGGATAAATGCTCCTTTTAATTTCCATTGTTCAATTTTATCTCCAACAGGCCCTAACATATAGATATCAATATCCTTTTTATAGAATGCTGCGTATCCATCTCTACCAGTAATTGATTCGTGCGATAAACGAACCCACTCCATAACTTGCTGTGCACCTGATGGTACAATTGGGTCATAAAGAGTAATTGTAATATCTTGCCACTCACCCTTACCTTTCAATTGTCTTTTTACGTTGATATGGTCTAAAGTTACCTTCTCAAATTGAATAGTAGGTCTATTTGCTGCTTTTATTAAGTATGAATCTATTCCATTAATGCTCATAATGAAACGATTCTTCATTTTAGGTTCGAAGTTCGTAAAGAACATCTCCTGATATGTTAGTACATCTGCCATTTTTATTCCTTTTATTTTATATTAATAAATATCTACTTTGTTTATTTTCAAATTATGCGTTGAAAGATGCTCCAGTAGGTAAGATGTTGAAATCTATTACAATAAATTCCGCTGTCTTAGCCGGTTGTAAGAACACTTGTCCTGCTAATATGTTTCTATCAATTACATCAGGCGTATTGTTTGATTCATCCATTACAACTCTAAATGCGTATAAACCTTGTCTTTGTTGAACTGCCTCTAAATAAGGGTTAACAGTGTTTAAGAATTTATTACGAGTTACTGCTGTATTTTGTTCGAATACTAAATAACGAGATGTAGATGCTATGAACTTCTTCAATACAATCAATAATCTTCTTACATTGATTCTATCTAATGCTGAAGCCTTATCTTGCAATGTTTTTTGTCCAAATGCTACAATACCTTGCCCTGGAAATGCTGCGATTGGATTTACTTTATTCTCATAAAGAGTATCTCTTTCAGAGTGAGTTAATCTATTCAATACACTAACTGCTCCAGTAATACCACCTCTATTCAAACCAGCTGGTGCGAACCACTCTGCTGCCAATCTATCGTTTGCTGCGTAAACCGCTGGTAACAATACTGATGGAGGAACACTCATTAATTTGTTTGTGTTGCTATCAATTGTTTTAACCCAAGGATAGTAAGTAGCCGTATAGTTTGAATCTATTGAATTTGCTTGGTCAGTTGCGTCAGTAATTGTACCATCAGAAGGAACGAAGTCAGCGATGTAGAATGCATCTTGTCTATCTTCTACCATATCAATTACTTTTTGAGTAATAGATGGGTGTAAACTTCTTACAATACCAGGTGTTACTACCATATTAATATCCCACTCATCAGGGTTAGATACTGCTGCTATTGCTTTAGCGTATGCAATTGAACCAGATGAAAGCGAAGTTGCGCAATTGAATCCTTGCGTATTTCCAGCAGTGATATCCATTCCTAAGTTGATTGCTATTGAAGGGTTTGAACCATCAAAACCACCTTGGAAACCTAATACAAATTGTCTCTTAACCATATCAGATGAAACTGAGCCAGTCATTTGATACGTTAATTGTGAATCAAATGCAAAATCAACGTTTGAACCAGTTGTTGCTCCTTCAGGAATTGGTTTCAAATATTGAGAGTTATCAATCATTGTTGCTCCACCTTCAAAATCAAATCCACTATAATAAATTGGAGATGAAGATGTATTGTTAGCTGCGTTTGTTTGATAAGTTGCTGTTGGTATTAATTTATCATCAGCTATTGTACCATATTTAGTTGAAATAGGATTTGTATATGCTCCATGTCCAAATGGTGCTGCTGATATTGGGAATGAACCAGGTGTAGATACTACAACTCTGATATATCTTGATTTGTTAGAATAATCACCATATTCGGTAATTTTTCCAGCATTATTAATTTCATAATATCTATCACCAATTCTTCTAGCTATATAGTTAGGAGAAGCAGGGTCTAAGTTTACATTACTATATGTTTCTAATACTACTTTCTTTTTATCAGTATCATCAAATCTTCTAACAGTTACAGTGAATACAGAATAATCAGTACCACCATCTTCACCCGCTGCCTTAACATTAGAAATAGCTATTTTGTATTTTTGGTTATAAGGAGTACCTTCACCTAAAGTTACAAAGTTAAATAAACTATATCTTTCACCAGAGATTAATTGAGATTTAACCATTGGTGTTTCAGCTGCCATAATATCATTAGAGAAATCTTGCTTACCAATATTTCTAGCACTAATCACAATCGGTGAGTTAGCGTTTGCTAAACTACCATAAGATGATGATGCTATATTTTCAAAATAAGTGTAAGCGTATGCTTTTTTAGTACCAAATGCAGATGTTCCAAATACATCAGAAATAGATGCAGTTGTATCCTGTATAATTGATAAGTTGTAAGAACCAGATAATAATGCTTGTGTTAAAGCAAATGAACCTGATTTTGTGCTATTACTTACCGTAGGTGTATCAAACCCAACATCTTGATAATTTATAGATGTTGCTGTGTTATGTAGTGTTGCTATCAATCTAATAGGTAATCCAGAACCAGATGCAAATATTGCAACAGGTTTTTGTTGGATATAACCGCCCACACCACCAACTCTTACGATGGTTGCTGTGCCAGCTTCTCTTAAATAGTTTTGTACTGCATATTCAGTATAATAAGTTCCATCAGGTGTTCCGAAGATATCTTCGAACTCTGATTGTGTTCTCACAACAGTTGGAACAAATGCAGGTCCTTGCTTAAAAGGTCCTATAAATGCTGCTCCAATTTCGCCTACTCCTTGAGCTAAGAAGGATAGGTCATTTTCTCTTGTGAATACGCCAGGTGATACGATTCTTTCTGCCATTTTATTTCTCTAATTTCGGGTTTTGAATTTTTTTGTATTTACGCTTGAAAATACAGATATAAATATAAAGAAAATATCCAAAACATAATATTAATGCTTTGGATATCTTATTTTTAACAATTGTAAGTATTTTATTATATTGGAAGTCTTGAACCAGTAGTATCAGATGGAGCCGCCCAAGGAAAGTGCTCATCTAACACTTGTACTATTGGAGTTGCCGTTTCTTCTACTTGCTTTTCAATTCTTTCCATTATATGGTCCCAATAATTTGTTGCTCTATTTGAACCACTTACAGTATTTTTAATCCATCCCAATACTGCAGATTCAGTTAAATCTTCATATGATGTATATTCCTCTGGGTTTATTTCAGAAATTTTAAAAGGTGTTGCTCCATTAAAAGAACCACTATGTCC